TGGCACCCGGCGCTGAACCCCGCCAGCCCGTCGATACGGGCCGCGCCGCAGGCCGCTGCCGCTCGGATCATGTCGTTGGCGGTGTCGTGCAGGCCGCTGCCGACGGTGGCTACCACGCCCACGCCGGGAAGCGCCGCCGCGATGGCCTCATCGAGGTCGCCGACTCCGTCCCGGTCCGCGTCCACGCCCGGCCCAGCGAGGTAGATCGCCAGCCCGTGCAGGCCGTCCGCGCTGCGCTGGATCACGCGCCACTTCGTCGGGGTCGTCATGGCTCTCCAGGCTCGTCGAGGACGAGCGGTGCAGGGTCGGTGTCGCGGTGGGGCAGCTCGAGCTCGAGCTCGTCGGCGTCCGCCCCGCGGAGGATGGCGCGCCGCCGCACGATGGCCTCGCGCAGGTAGGCGTAGACTTCGTGCAGCTCGTCGAGCGTGAGCGCTTCGAGCTGGCGCCGCACCTCGTGCAGGTAGACCTGGCTCATCGGTTGGCCTCTCGGTGGAGCAGCAGCAGCGCGAACGCGAGGAGCACGCCGAACACGATCCACACCTCGAGTCGCGAGGGAGGCACCCCATCAGCGTCGATGGGCGCGCCGTCGAGCGCGAGCCCCGACGTCAGCGCGAGCGCGAGAGCGGCACTCACCGGAGCCGCTCCCCGCTCGGCGGGGCCTTGCCGCGCAGCTTCAGCAGCCCCGACGCGCCGATGATGGCCGCAAGCACGCCCACGATCTCCAGCGCGCTCACGGGCACCCCTCCGACTCCGGAGCCAGCCCGCACCACGCCTCATGCAGAACGTCGAGCGCAGCCGCCACCGGTGCCCAGCGCTGGCGCACCAGCCCCTCGCAGCCGGGCTCGCCCTCGCAGGTGCGCAGCTCCGCGCGCTGCACCTCCACCAGGCACGGCTCGGCGACGACCGCCACGTCCCGCGCAGCCTCGGCGAGCCGCGTGACCTGCTGCGCACCGCTGCAGGACGTCAGCCCCCCGAGCGCCGCCACCGTCAGCAGGAGGGGGAGGACCGACGGCGGCGGCGGCGGGAGTCGATGGCCGGAGACGGAGGAGCCGAGCTCCTGCCCCGTCACGGCGAGGGTGGTGGCCAGCAGTCCGTCAACGACGGCAGCGCCCCAGGGCTGCCCGAGCACGACGGCGGAGAGCACCGCGTAGACCTGCCCGAGCACGAGCGCGAGCCACGGGCGCACGGCGGGCGGTACGTTGATGGGCACGCGGTCGGACTTGAGTACCGAGACGAGCACCCAGACGGCGAGCGCTGCCCCCGCGACGTGTGAGCCCTGCCCTGCCTGCGTGACGACTTCCGGTTCCATGCTCAGCCTCCCAGCTTGGCGCGCACGGCGGCGTCCTTGGCGACGAGTAGCGCGTCGAGCGCCTTCGTCCGTTCGTGGCTCGGCGGGCAGCTGCCACCGACGTGCACCGCCACGTCGCGGAACAGGCGGGCCATGTCCTGCAGATGCTCCGGCAGATGCTCGTGGCGGAAGAACCTCAGGATGTCCTCGTCGACGCTGTTCCGATTGTTGACCACGTGATCCATGTCTCAGCCTCCTCCACATTCGCGCGCCACGACGGCGCCCAGCAGCGGCCCCACGACCGCCGCAATCTTCCAGACCCAGCCCCACAGACGGGCGCGGTTCTGCGCCCTGAGCTGCCGTCGCTGCTCGTCCTCGGCGACCTGCGCCCGACGGCGCCGCACCTCGGTCTCCGCGTCCTCGAGCGCGAGCGACGCCAGCGCCTCGAGCTGCGGCGAGCTGCCCTCCCGTGGCGCGCGCTCGACAGCACCGACCCTGCGGGCCACGTCCTCCAGCCGGCGGGCGAGCTGCTCTACCTGACCGGGTAGGCCGAGCAGCCCGAACAGCGCCTCATCGCGCGTGCGGAGGTCGCCGACGATGCGGCGCACGTCGGAGAGCAGCGCGTCGACCTTCTCCTCAAGGCTGTCCAGTCGATCGACCGCGTGCGAGTCGGCGAGCCCCACCCGCTCCAATACGAGCTTGGTGTCGGCTCCGCGTAGGTCCGTGCCGTGCGGCGGCGTCGTGGGTGGGTCGCTGCGAGGCGTGGGCGACTCCACGGCGCCGAGGCCGACCATCGTCTGGCCGCTGGAGCGCGGGCGAGGCACGGGCACACCCGCGGGCGGCGTGTCGTCGTCGGGTCCTAGTCGGCTGCTCATGCTAGGTCGACCTCGTCCACGTCCACGATGAGACGCCATCGAACCGTCTTGCCCACGGTCCCCGTGACCCGCGCGCGCAACGTCGTTCCGCTGTTGTCGATCGTGACCGTCGCGGCCGGGATCGTCGCGTCGCGGTGGTCCGTCGGCGAGGCCGGGCCAGTCGTGCCGATCTGATTGACCGTGCCCGTGACGTCGCGGAACGTGGCATACCTGGGCTCGAAACTGCCGCCCTGGTTGTCCGTGTCGTTACTGCACACCGCGCGCACCGTCACGCGATAGACGCGATTCGCCGTCGTCGTGAGTGACCACGCCGTCGTGACCGTCGCGTCCGTCGTTACGACATCCGGCGGAACGTAGCGCACGGAGTGCTGTCGCGACGTCGCCGAGCGCGTGAACCACTGGTCAGAGGCCACGATCCAGAGGGTGGTGATGACCTGCGAGAAGAAGCTTGCGCTCACGGTCAAGCTCGACCCGCCCGACGTGAGCGCCACCGAAGAGGCGCCGTCGACCGTGACGGCCGCGCCGCGCATCGTGGCGTCCTCGCGCGTCTGGCCCGTGAGGCGAGCGCTCACGACGGGAGCCATCACGCCCGCGAGTACCGTGTGCCCCGCATTGGTGAGGTGCAGTTGGTCGGCGAGGAAATAGGTCAGGTTGGTCGCGTTCGATAGGTTGACGTTCGCGGCGGGGTCGGCGCACGCGATCGCTCCGATCGAGCCGAAGTTCGCGAGGAGCCAACTATTGTAGGTCGTGCGCTGCGTGTTCTGCCCGGCGCTGAGTACCGTCGTTCCAGCGTGGAACACCGTGGACACGATGACCTCGTCCCATCCCGCCGCGAGCGCTGCCGCTACCTCCGCAGTGGTAGCGGCCTGCACGGTCGCGGCCGACTGACCGGCGATGAACGAATTGATCCCCCACATGAGGACCAAGATCGACTTCTTGCGCGGCGGGACGTTGCGGTAGAAGTGCGCCGGCGAACGCGGGAAATCGCCAGGCTCCGAGCAGTCCTCTACGGACGCCCCGGTCAACGTGTCCCCGAGCAGCCTTGAGGCTCGCGCGGTCGGAGTCGTAGCGCCTACCGTCCACAGAGAGTCGCCGCGGATGGCCACTTGGTAGCCTTGCGACGAGTCGTGAACGATGCCCTGCCGCGCCAGCGCGGAGAGCAGGGAGGCGACGTCCCACGCGCTCTGCTGCTCGACTGGCATGTGGTCGTGCAGCCCGAGGTACGGCGCCGACGTCTGGCCGATCCTGACCTCTTTCTCGAGGCCGATCTGTACCTCCTGGCTTGGATGCGCGAGATCCAGGACGTTCCCGACGCCGGTTGTGTTGCATACGAGGCGCGAGCTCAGGATCTGACAGTAGGCGCCCGACAGCGTGAGTGCGAGGTTGGCCGGCGTCACCGTGATGGTGCTGCCGCTGATTGTCGTTGGCGCGCCCGCGCGCCCGACGGAGACGCTCGTGGCGAGCGTTGACCCAACAGTGACGGGGCCAGCGGCGTCGAGCACGCCGTCTCCACCGCTAAACGCCCACGTCAGCGCCGTGACCCCCACCGTGATGGTGCCCGTCACCGGCGACGCGAGACGGTACTCGCCAGCCCCAGTGCCCTCCAGCACCCGCACCGTCGTACCGAGCTGCGCGTAGCTTGAGGTCGACATGTCGGGCGCACGCGTCCAGGCGTTGGCAGACGCGAGCCAGATGCCGTTGTCGCGGCCCGCTGCCTGCGCCGTGCAGAGCACACGGTCGCCTTCGGCGAGGGCGACGCCCGACAGCGTGTAGAGCCCCGACAGCGTGGCAGGCGACGTCGCGACGACGCGACACGCGAGCTTCCACGGGGTGTGCCCGGCGCCGATCTGAGCGAGTAGCGAGGCAAGTAGGGTCATGGTCTCTCCGGTCAGGTCAGACGTCGGCGAAGTTGGCGCCCGGCGTCCACGTCGAGCTCCACGCGATGGCCTTCCAGGCGCTGGCGCGCACGCCAACCAGCACCCAACCAGCCGTGCCGCTGGCGAGCGTGCCGATGCCCGTCGCAAGGCCGACGGTGAAGGCCTCGGTGCCCGAGCGCGTGAGCAGCACAAGGCGGTTGTCGCTGGCCCCTACCGCCGGCAGCGAATAGGTGCGGTTGGCCGTGATGGCGGGGACCCTGCAGAGCATGACGCCCGCAGGGATCGCGCCGCTGGCGTCGGGGAGCACCGTGGAGGTAATGCCGAGCGCTGCGAGAATCGAAAGCGTGCCCTGTACCTCGTGCAGGTGGGGCGCGCGGAACGCGCTGGGCGCGTCCACGCTGAGCAGCCCCGACTCGATGACGGCGTCGCCGGCGCCGTTGATGGTAAAGTCGTGCGTGTCGGTGTTGAACGTGTTGGCGTTCGTGAACACGTTGGCGCTTCCGACCTTCGCAGCTGCGTCGGCCTGCGCCTTGAGGTAGCCGAGGCGGTCGGCGATGGAGTTGGCGCTGAGATCGAAGTTCGACTCTCGGAACTGGTCGCCGTCAACGAAGCTTTGGATGGTACCGGCCCAGCTTGCGGCGGTGTTGATCGCGGTGCTTTTCATGTCCCTACTGTCCTCTCCTCACGTGTAGCGGTACCCGACGATCAGGCCCGGCCCGACCACCATTCCGTGCTGGGCGTAACCCACCATTCCGGTGTCGACCGGCATCCTGACGACGTCGCTCGTCGTGGCGTGGTCCGCCAGGTGCGCCGCCGCTGACGTCGCGTCCATGATGACCTCAAGCCCGATGGACACCATGTGCGCTGGTGCGTAGCGCCGGAACGCGCGACGCAACCGCGACAACTCCGAGCCCGTCATGGTGATGCCCACCAGCAGATCGGGACCCACGATGAGCCCCGGGCCGACTACTGGGCGCGTCCACGGGTGGGGCTGAGGGACCACCAGCGCGAGCCGCGACCAGTTGGCGCGCTCGTCGTCGTCGAACCCCGTCAGCGCCGCGCCGTCGTACCAGGCGTCGTTGGCGAAGTCGTACACCTCGAGCGTCGGCGCTCCGAGGTACGTGCGCAGGATCGTGCGGAGTCCGAGCGTCGTGCCCGACGTCGTCCACGTCCGCCAGGCGTCAACGAGCCGCAGCCGCAGCGCCGCTGTAGTCTCACCCGGGAGCCGCTCGATCATGCGCTCCTCGGCGTGGTCGTCGATGGCGTCGTCGGCGCACTCCGCCACGAGCCCGAGTTTGGCGGCCTCGCGGTTCGCCTGGTTGGCGACGTCGAAGATCCCGTAAACGACCGTCAGCAGCTTGGTGGCCCACGGTCCGCGCAGCCATGGAGGCGTCGCGGCGAAGCCGACGCCTTCAAGGGACTCGGGGACCGTCATGCTTCCACCCACGTAATGCTGAGCGAGAACGCTGGGATCTTGTCGCTGGGCAGCGTGACGTTCGGCGCGCCCGTCCAGCCTGAGCCCACGACGTAGTCGAGCGCACCAGCGGCCATGACGCGCTCGATGACCTCCGACTTGATGACGGTGCCGCCGATCTCGACCTCGTTCTGGTACGCCACGAGCGCCGTGATGGCGGCGGCCTCGACGGCTGCCCGCTGGTCGCGCCGAGCCGTCGCCACGCCGTCGATGACGACCATCTGCGAGGTGGCAAGCGTCGCCGTGGCCTTGGTGCCTGCTGGCTTCTTCGTGTCGATGAACGCCTGCAGCGGCGCAACGCTGGTCGATGAGTCCACGTAGACGCGCAGCGAGCCGGCGCCGTCGGGGTTGGCCGTGTCGACCTTGGCGCGCGAGACTCCGGCTGTGCTCAGCGCCCAGTATAGATAGGCCGACTCGGGCGATCCCGTGCTGAGCGTGCCCCACTTCGCCGAGCAGCGAGCGGCGAATGCGCCGTCCGCCTCGGCGTCGGCGCCTACGGTCGTGATCCACGTGCCCGTTAGCCCAATGGCCGGGTTCGTCACCGTGACCGTGGGAAGGCTCGTCACCATCTGCGTGATGGCGTTGTTCGGGACGTTGCTCGCGCCACCTGCCGCCACCGCCGCAACGTCCACCGTCAGCGAGCCGTTCAGCGCCAGCGTACCCGATGACGTGACGCGGTACTGCTGCCCCGTCGGGGTAGCGACCAGCACGGCGCCCGCGGTGATGGTGTGCGGCCCCCCGCCGGCGTCCGTCAGCGTGACCTTGCCGGTGGTGATGGCGGGTGCGCGCCGCGTCTCCTGGTAGGCAGAGGCCATGAGCAAGTCGAGCCACGGGCCGCGCGAGTAGCGGCGAAGCACGCCGTTGGCGATCTGGGCCGCCGCGAGCCAGCAGTCGGCCGCCACCTCGGCCACGATGCCGATGATGGTGCGGGGAACGGCATCCTCGTACCAGCCAGTGACAGGCAGGTCGCTCGCAGCCGCGAGGGAGATCATGGTCTCCTCGATCTCCTCGACGCTCTCAGGGACGATCAGATCCTCTTTGGTCGCCATGTCACCCCTGCTCCGTCCTGAGTAGCTCCACCGTCAGCGTGCTCGCCTGCACCACCAGCGTGAACGGCCCCTCTGCGAGCCTCACGCCGATGCGTAGCCGCCAGCGCCCGTTGCCCTGGTCGCTGAACTCCTGCACCTCGGCCGCCCTGACCCGCTCGTCGCGCTCGAGCTCCGCCACGATGTCGCTCGCCATGCGTGCTCGCGCGATCGGGCTCATGCGCTGCCCGAGCTTGCTGCGCAGGTCGTAGCCGTAGTCTGGAGCCCACCGCAGGAACCCGCGCGGGGTGGTGAGTCGGCGCACGCACGACTCCAGCACCGTGCGCGACGTCGTCAGCACCGGCAGCAGCGGGTCGATGTCCAGCACTCCGCCGGCGTACGTCGACAGGTCCGTGCCGTATGTGCTCATGCGCCCCCCGTAACCGTGGTGGCCGCTCCGACGAGCGGGGGCACCGAGAGCCCGAGCGGAGCCGCGGCCGTCGTGAGAGCGCTCACCCAGGCCGCGAGCGCCGTGTGCAGCACGAGCGGCTGAGCGCCGCCGGCCTCGACGCGCGGAGCCGTGAGGCGAACGCTTTCGACCGCCGTCACCTCGAGCGATTGGACGGCGGCTTGGTACGCCTGCACGACCACGGGCCGGTCTTCGCGGCCGTCCTCGTGCCCGAGCAGCACCGCCGTGCCTGGCACGAGCCGAACCGACGAAACGCCGCCAAGGCGCACGGGGACGCGCGAGAGCGATGGAAACCGGCCGTCCGCTACGGCGAGCTCGACGGTGCCGTCGCCGTTCTGCCCGCGGACCGTAGCGACGTAGAGCGCGTGGAGGTCAGTGGCAGCCGTGCGGCGCGACACTACCTCGTCGAGCAGGGTGCCGAGACCGCCACGCGTCTCGCCGTAGGTGACCTGTGCGCGAAGCTTGCGCTCTCCAACGGTGTAGACAACGTCGGTCACGCGCTGGCCCCGTAGCGAGGCGCCAGGGAGCACGAGCGCGGTCTCGAGGGCGAGCTCTACGCGCTGCTCGGTGGGGCGCTCCTGCTCGACGACGTAGCCCGTCGCGTCGATGGGCGCCCAGACGTCCGAGCCTACCCACACGGTGCCGTCCGGGAGCACGCGGTGCGTCGCGCCCGAGGCTGCCCGGCGCACCGTCTCAGCGACCGTGGAGCGGAATCGCGACCAGTGCCCAAGCGAGGCATCGAGCAGCGTGGCATCGCTGAGCGGTGAGAGCGTCTCGCCGCCCGCCGTGAGAGCGTCCACAACGACCGTGCGCCGCGTCGGGCGGTAGTAGCCCTGTGGCTCGAGCTGCGTCCCGAGCCCGTTGGCGCCGCCCACGACGCGCACCGTGACGCGTCGCCCGGCGTCTGCCTCGCTGGAGGCCACCGAGCCCACGAACGGCACGCCGCCGAGGTCGAGCACAGCCGGAGAACCCACCGCGGGCGCCGCCGTGCTCTGCAGCGCGAGCGTCGCCACCCACGCGCCGACGAGCGGGAACCGAACCCGCCCGCTCGTCACTGGGGTGCCGGAGAGCTCGACGACGGCCATGGTCAGGGTCCTACAATCTGGGGTGAGGCGCTGGCTTGTGCGTTGCCGCAGCCTTCCTGCTGCTGCCGCGCTGCGACGTCGGCGATCTCGGCCTGCGTCTGGGCGATCTCCTGCTCGGCGACGCCAAGGCCGGTCTGGAGAAACGGCCACTCGATCCAAAAGGCGTTGTTGTTCAGGCGGCCGAGGATCTCGGCCTGTTTCGCGAGCGCGGCGTTCAGCTTGTTGCTGAGGAACACCATCTGCTCCTTTAGCTGGTCGCACACGGTGCCGGGTGCTGGGTTGCCCCCGCCGGTGCCCTTGCCCGTCGCGGTACCCGTCGCGTTCTTCGTCGCGGGCGCGCGATACTCGGTGGCGTCGATGTCGATCGCCCACGTGCCGTCCGCCTCCTCCGACGGGCCTTTGACGACGTCGACCGTGATGCGCGCGACCTTGCGAGCGCTGGCCACCGCGTGCCCGATCGTGATGCTGTCGACCTTGGCTTTTTCGGGGCTCGGCTCGATGGTGGGTAGGAGGTCGCTGGTAATCTCGGCCCATTGCTCCGAGGTCCAGAACCGGATCCGGATCTTGACCTTCGCCGCGTCGACGCCGGAGAACTCGCGCTCTTGGCCATGGCTGCCCTTGGCTTTCTTGCTGTCCCACTTGTTCGCGCGGCTCACCTCGACGGTAGCGAGGCCGGGCCACTGGCGATCGGCGAGCATGATGCGGTCCCACAGCTCGGGCTGCTCGTGCCACGGTCCAGCAGGGATCAAGCTCATGCCGCCAGGTCCTCACGGAGCGCTTCGGCGAGCGCTTGCGCGGGGTCGACGGCGTGCAGGTTCTCGATGTGGACAGTAGGCCCGCTGGGTGCGCTGCCGCCCGAGCCGACGAATCCGCCGATGCGCTGCCCGGCGGCCATGGGCGCCGAGGCGAGCGAGAGCCCGGCCTGCTCGACCCGCGGTAGCTCGTCGGCGATGCCGAGCGCTGCGCCGCGTGACGTGTTGCGCCCGATGTCGCGCATGACTCTCGAGGGCGAGGCGATGCCGAGCTTTTTCTCTGCGGCCTTGATGGCTCCGTCGACTGCGCCCACGAGCGCGTCGACGACAGCGGCGGCGCCCGAGGTGATGCCCTCGACAAGCCCGGACATGATCTGAGCGCCGAGCGCCTGCCCGTCGGCCAGCTCTTCGAGAGCGGCCCACGCACCCTCGAACACAGCCTGCATGCCTTGCACCACCGTGACCGTGTTCTGCACGGTGCCGTTCAGCCCCATGAGCGCGGCGTCGGCGATGCCGATCCCGGTCGCGCCTTCGAAGGCTGCGTTCAGCTCTTGGTAGACCGCGTTCAGTCGCGAGCCCACCTCCACGACGCGCTCGGCGTTGTCCGCCAGCGACGTGAAGGCGTTGCCCGTCGTCTCGAGGAAGGACTCGATGTCGCTCTCGGTGACCTGGTCCAAGATGGCGATGACCCGCGTCAAGCTCGCCCCGATCTTGTCCGCGAACGCGGCGCCCGCCGGGCCTTGGAGTACCGACGTCACGCGCTCGACCGCGCGGATGATGGGCGACCAATCGACCTTGATGCTCGACAGGAACACCTCGGCGAGCGTCTTGGCTCTCGCGATGGCGCCGTCGAGCGATTGGTTGGCGCGCTCGGCCGCCGTGGCGCCGAACGCCTTGCCGCCCACCTGGTTCTTGAGGCTCGCCATGATGGCCGCGATGGCCACCTCGCTCGAGATTTTGCCCGCCTCTTGAAGCTTTCGGACCTGCTGCCCGGCGGTCTCGCCTTCCTTGGCGACGACGCCCATGGACTTCGCGATCTCCTGGTAGACCGCGTCCACGTTGAGTCCAGCTTCGGCGAGCTGCATGAGCTCGTCCCCCTGCAGGCGTCCGGTCGTCTTGATCTGTGAGACGGCTCGGGTGATCCCTTCCATGTTCGCTTGAGGGTTCAGGGTCCGGAGGTCGGCCATCGCTCGCATGAGCTGGTCCGCGAACGAGACATCGAACCCTTGCGCGACCAGCGTGTTGAACCCCGCCATGGTCTGCCTGAAGTCTCCGCCCGTCTCCAGCGCCGTGCGCGTCGCCATGGCGTACGCCTGCTCCGCTGCCGACTTGCTCTTAAGGATGGTCTCCAGCGCGAACATCGTGCGTTGCCGAAACGCCTGCGCGTCCTGCACCATCATCCCGAGCTTGGCGGCGCCCGCAGCGACACCTACGCCGGCGGCGGCGGCGCTGAGCCCTACTCCCTGACCGATGTCGGAGAGCCCCACCTCGAAGGGGTTGCTTGCACCGCCGCCCTTGCCGCCAGCCCCGCCCGCTCTTCCAGTGCCGACAAACTTCCCTTTGCTGTCGCGCCAGCGACCATCCCTGCCAAGCTTCGCCTGAGCTTGATCCAGCGACGTCGAGGCTGCGCGGGCCTTGTTCATGCTGGCGCTGACGCGGTCAAGGCCGGTCGCGGCTCGTTTGGCCGGACCTGACACCTTGTCGGTGAGCGAGAGCGTCCAGCTAAGAGCCATTCGAGAGCCCCTTCAGGAAGGCGAGCACGGACAGTTGGTACTCGGCCTCGAGCAGCGCGCCCGCGCGCGCGTACTTGGTCGGTTGCGTGACGCCCCGCGCCTCGAGCACGCATCGCGCCGCCATGTGGAGGTCGCGAGGCATGGCCGTGCGCAGGGCGGCTATTCCCCCAGCGTCAGCTCCTCGTCGGCAGCGTGCCGCGTGTAGAGCACCGACGAGATCGGGTGGTACAGCCCGGGGTAGTGCTCGTCGATGAGCGCCAGCGGGCTCGGCTGCTGCACGCAGAGCTTCGCGGTCAGCGAGCGCGCGGCGTCGAGGCTTTTGGGCTGCTCTTCGATCTCGCGGAAGTCCAGCGGGCCGGGTGCGCGCATCAGCACAAACACCGCCGGCCCGACCTTCGGCGCGTACCGCAGCGCCGTGAACGGCTGCGAGAACCCAGCCTTCTCGGCTGCTGCGTAGGCTGCGGCCTGCTCCTCGTCGAGCTCCTCGGGGTCGAGCTCGTCGAGGTCGGCGCTCAGGCCGTACGCCTCCATCACGAGCGTCGCCAGCGGAGCCACACACGCAGGCTTGAGCGCGGTCAACTCGGTGAGCTTGTGGCTTACCAGCACCGAGCGCAGGAAGGCCGCCAGCGCTGCCGGCGTGGCTCCTGCAGTGCGTAGTTTGGTCAGCTCGGCGAGCGTGGGCCGGCGCACCTCGACGACGACGTCGCGTGCGAGCCCCTTGATGGTCCTGTTCATGACTGCCCCTCCTCGTGCCTATCAGCCAGCGCCGGCGTCGCCCTGGACGCTCAGCGAGTCGCCCACGACGGGCGAGACCCCGTTGATGAGGATGTCGATCGCCATCCCGGGCAGCTCGACCTTGACCTCGTCGGTGCCTTCGAACGGGATGCTCGACGAGTCGAGCGAGAGCCCGATGATCTCGAGCTTGTCCCGCGTGGAGCCCTCCTCGCAGACGCCCGTGAGGTTGAACTCTTCGTCGAGGTACTGCGGATGATTCCTGGCGAACTCGAAGAACGACTCGGCGAGGAACGTCATGCTCAGCTCCACCTGCAGCTGACCGCGCACGCGCCCGTAGGCCTTGCGCCCGTTGCCGAACACGAGCTTCTTGCCCTCGATCTTCGCGGTGACGGTGAACGCCATCAGGCCACGGAACAGCTCCGAGCCCTCCAGCAGACGGAACGACTGGAACGAGTAGAGAAACCCGTTCCGCTTGGGGTACGAGAGAGCCATTGCAAAGCCTCCAGGTCAGTGGTCAGGACAGCGACGAGGCGAGGCCGAGCTCGGACTCGTATTCGAGCGCGTAGCCGTCGAGCACGAAGCGCAGCTTGGCGCGCAGCGTGGGATCGCTCGCGAGGTTGTCGGTGCGGTTGACGAGCACGCGCACCGCGCGCACCGCGTCGCCGAGAGCAGCCCGCAGGACCGCCTCGCCAGCGGTCTGGATCGCGTCGGCGAATGCCGGATCGATGTAGCCCGTCGTCGGGTCGCGACGGATGCGCCGGGCGAGCTGCGTGAGCGTGTATTGGTACCAGGCGCGCGCGCCAGCCAGCACGATCCGCATGTTCATGAGGATCTGGAAGTCGCTGGTGCCCGAGGCGAACGTGATGCCGTTCGACGGATAGAACCCGCCGCGACCGGTGATGGTCCGCAGCGTCATGAACCGCGCGGCGTTGAGGCCCGGAGTCAGCTCCTCGTCGTGGTAGCCCGTCGAGGCAGCCGCGCCCGCAGGAACGAGCCGCACGATGCTGGAGATGGGGTCCACGTCGCTGTCGCCGACGTCACGCAGCGGGTGAATCGCGATCGGGTTGCGCGCGATGCGAGGAGCGAGCACGCGCCCGCTGCTGCGCTTCTGCACGCGCTGGGTGCGCGGGCTGAGCAGCTCGCAGAACCCCGCAGCGCCGGCCACGAAGCGGCTCTCCAAGGCCGCGAAGGAGCTCGCTAGGTTGGCCTTGTCGACCGCCGGCGCTTCGAAGAGGATCCACAGGTATTTGTGGGCCGCATGCGCCGAGGTGACCTTGCTGGCCAGCGTGGCGAACATGGTTGCCGCTGCCGCTGCGTCTGCAGCCTGTCCCACGACGTGGATGAACTCGACGTCGAACGGCGAGACGATGAACGCGTCGAGCGCGTCCCCGACGTTGGTGGTCGTCATGGCGGGCGCCGTGTCCGTCCAGGCGTAGGTCGTGCCCACGACGTAGCTTCCAGCCGCCATGTTGATGGTGACGCCGCTGGGCAGCAGGATGGTCGCCGCCGTCGCGAGGTTGCCGACCCAGGTGTCGCCGCCGTCGAGCGAGTAGCGGATCTGCGACGTGCCGAGCACGCCGCCCACCATGACCTCGACGATGGCCTCGTGCTGGTCGTTGGGAGCTCCCGTCAGCGTCACCGTGGGGCCGGTGCCCGTCTGCGTCACGGCCGTGCTCGTGCCTGCCGTGCTGGACGTCGCTTTGTAGGCGATGACCGGCGCACCGCCCGACTCGAGCAGGTGCATGATGATGCTGTCGACCAGCGGCCCGGTGCCGAGGTCGGTCACCACGCGACTCGTGTCGGTGCCCGAGTACGAGTAGAAGCTGTTGACGGTGCCGGCGCTCGAGACGCCGATCTTGCCCGTCGTGTTGGCGCCGGAGCCGACGATGCCGAGGCCACCGTCGACGATGCTGATTTCACTGTTCGGTAGGGCGACGGGCATGGGTCAGGTCTCCCGGATGGGCAGCTCGTAGGCCGCCGTTACGTGGTTGTCGTAGGTGGCCTCGGTGATGAGGCTGTTGATCGCGAGCTTGCTGTGCTGGAGCACGACCGCGATGTGCGGCCCGCGGTGGATGTCGCCTCGGTGCCGCAGTGGCCCGGGTTTGGGGATGTGCCCCTTGGCGCGCGCCCACTCCTCCAGCGGGCGCACCTCCGGCGTCGCCTGCTCTGCGGCAGGCGCTTCCTTCTTGCTCATGGCGGTGGTGGCTCCTCGTAGTCGACGACCAGCAGCAGCTCGTCGTCCGTGGTTCCTGTGTCGCTGCTGTACAGCTCAGCGACCATGCCTGTCGGGTCCACCGTCGTGACGACGGGGTCCGCCAGCGTCGAGACGTCCACCCACGCGTCGATGAACGGCGCGCTGAGCTCGAGCTCTACGATGAGCGTCTCTCCGTCTTGGTTGAACGCGGCGCCGGCGTCGAGCCACCGCGCGTTCTCCATGGCGATGTCGATGGTCCCGGCGAGCTGCGCCGCCTTGACGAGGTTCTGCGCGAGCGCGCTGGCCTGGTCGAGCGTGAGCCCTGCACAGTAGACGTCGACCTGATGGCGCCCGGCGATGAGCGTGCGGTGCTCCTCCACCTGGCGCACCACCGTCGGCTGAGAACCGCGCACGCGCACGGGGACCCAGACGTAGTACGGCGGGCGGTCGTTGGTCACGAGCCAGCGGGCTCCGACCAGATGCGGCACGGCTGCCACGCTGGGCAGGCCGCTCGCATCCATGAGCGTCGCGACCTCGCGCTGCAGCGCACTGAGGCAGTACTCCCAGGTCACAGGAGCCTACCCAGCACGGCGCGTTCGACCGCGTCGAGAATGGGCCGATCCCAGTTGGAGCCGGCTTCGAACGGCAGGACCGCCCTCCGCTCCATGTTGTTGGCCCCGATCTGGTGGTAGACCCAATACCTCGGCGGGCGCACTTTGACGCTGCTCGACGTCACTGAGATGAGCGCGCCCATCATGGCGCCCGTCGTGCGCAGGACGGGGCTCTTGCCTGCCCGCGTCGTGCGCCAGGGCACGCCCCACGGGTCCTGCTGCTGCGTGTAGCCCGATACGTAGCGCTGAGAGACCTCAGCAGCAGCCGCGCGATGCGCGCGCGTAGGCACGCCCCGCGAGACGGCACGAGCGTCCGCGACCAGCCGACGAAGCTGGTCGAAGTCGCCGACGAGTGCCACCTACCAGCCTCGCGATCCGTCCGACGTGGGAAGGTAGACCTCGGCTACGCCTTGCCGTGCCCGGGGTAGCTGCGTGCTGACGCCGACGAGGTTGGCCTGTCCAGCTGCGACTCGTCGGAGCCATGCCTCGGCGTCGTCGCGGCTCTTCATGAGCGCGGCGTGCGCCGGGTTGCTGGGGTTCACCCCGCGGTGGTGGACCACGATCTGCCAAGCTGCGATCTGGCAGACGGCGTTGCGCAGGTCGACGTCCCACGTGGTAAGTGGGAGCGCGTAGCCCCTACTCGACAGGTAGGAGTCGGCCAGCGCGCTCGCCGCCGACAGCTGAGCCTCGAGCGCGTCCGTATCCAGCCCGGTCGTAGCACTGGCCTGGAGGCCGAACGCTGCGAGGTCGTCCACGGTCGCGTACTGGCTCAAGGCTTCGCCTTGGAGGCCTTGGCGGCCTTGAGCTTCTTGTTCTCTTCGGCGAGCGCCGCGAGCTCGAGCTCAGCTTGGATCGCTGCGTTCTCGCGCTTGAGCCGCTCGACCTCAAGCCGCGCGTGACGCGAGGCGTTCCAGGCGTGGTCGTACGCCGGGCAGTTGTCGACGATGTCGAGCACTGCCACTGGCTTCTCCTCTGCGCCGACGTCGTCGAGCGCCAGGCGCTTCTCCGTCCGCAGCAGCTCGTAGAGCGCCGGGGAGAGCTCGACGACGCGGCCAGCCTCGTCGAACCCGTGCCCGCCGCGAAAGAACTTGCCAGCGCCCGGCATGCACCGGACGCGCTTGATGATGGCCATGTACCCCTCCTTGCCCTTCGTCAGGCGCTCGCCGAGTAGATGCGCTGCCAGAGGCCAGGCCCGAGGCCCATGCGGGCGTCGACGCCGAACTGCGCCTCGTTGTGCAAGAACATGGCCTCGTCGCTCGGCGCCGTCTTGGCGACGAACGTCGGCGCCTTGCGCACCTGCAGGATCGCCGGCTTCGGGCCGGGGCTCTGCGTGTCCGCTACCCACCAGCGAGTCGCCGAGGCAGCGCGCTTGAGCACGACCACGCGCAGGTTGTACTTCGACTCGAAGCTGTTCTCTCCGCCGTTGGTCACCGTCTTGACCTCGACGAGGTCGACAGCGGTCTTGTACAGCGCCGGGGGAACGATGAGCAGGTTGGGCACCACGCGCATGGGCCGCCCGTTCTCGCCGCGGTAACCCATCATCGCGGTCAGAACCGTGTTGAGGTTGGTCGCGTCGAGAGCGAGGCCGCTGGCGTGGTAGTTCCGCTGCGTGCCAGTCACCGCGTCGATGTCCGTCGGGTGGTCGGTGTCGAAGAAGTTCTGCCCGTCGTAGCAGAGGGTCGACTGCCCGTTCTCCAGTAGCTGCACGAGCAGATCCTCGGAGAGAAAGGCAGCCTGAGCCGCAAGCTGCTGCATGGCCATCGAGGCGTCGGCGATCTGGCCGTCCTCGAGTCGGTCCATGTTGACCGCGAGAGACTTCTCATAGTGCTTGTTGTAGATCTGAAAGCTGCGCTCCTTGATGCCATCGAAGAGCCGCGAGCCGATCCACTCGCGCATGCCGCCGATGTTCGCCATCCACCCGTAGGTGTTGAACTCGGACGTGCTCGGCACGCGCGTGATGAGCCCCTCGGCCTCGCCGAAAGGCTCCTGATTCATGCCCTCCTGAAAGGACTTCAAGAGAAGGGTATTGAGCGCCTCGAGCGCTGCCGGTCGCTGAATGCCTGCCATGGTGGTCTCCTAGTAGGTAGTCACGTCACGGGTTGAGCATGTCGAAGCCGACACGCACGAGGACGCCGGTGGACGTGACACCGACGATGATTCCGGCCCTGCTCCGCGTGGAGCCGCCGTTGGTGAGCGCTACCTGGTCGTTGTCGACCACGAAGCAGGACTGACCGACGTTGGCCACCGTGATGGCGTCGCCGGCCGTGCTGTTGGCGAACTCGAAGACGCCGGTCTCGACCTGCACGCGTCGCTCGCTGGCGGCGCCGGGGTTGTTGTCGCAGCGAAAGGTAGCCACGCCGAGCACGAGGTGCGTCGTTGCGGTGGCGGCGTTGATGGCCAGTCCGGTGGAGCCCACGACCGACACGAGAGCGCCGGCGAAGATGTCCGTGTTTGCGGCCACCGCAAAGTCGGCGACGCTGACGGCGTCCCCAACCCGAAGCCGGGCCTTATCCTGTGCGAGTGCAGTCATGTCAGATCTCCTTCTTCGCGTTCACCGCGACGTAGTCGGCCTCGGTGAGCCCGAAGCGCTTCAGCTCCGCGCGGAGCTCGTCAGTCACGACGCGAGCCGCAGCGCCCGCCGACGTGTCAGGGCCTGCAAGGCTCCTGGCCTCGCTCTCGCTACCGCCCTGAACGGGCAGCTGCGCGATAAGCTCCTCGAGCCACTCCTGGCCGTGCTTGGCGGCCTTCTGAGCCAGCTCCTCGCGACGAGCCGGAGTCACCCGACCCGCCTTGACGGCGTCGTCGAGCGTCGCCTGGAGCTTGGCCGCCGCTGCCGCCTTGGCCTCCTCGGCGAGCTTGGCCTTGACCGCCTCGAGCTCCGTCGCCGCGGCCTTGAGCGCATCGCGCTCGACCCGCAGCGCGTCGACCTTGGCCGCCACCTCGGCGAGCTTGCGCGCGCCCGTGGCCTCCAGGATCTCCTTCTCGACCGCGCCGAATGCCGCAGTCACGTCCTCTGCGCTTGCCCCGGTCTGGAGCCCGAGCGCCTTGGTGATGTCGTTCATGTTCTGTGCCTCCAAAGCGCCGGCACCGTGCCGGGCGTGGTCCTTTGCTTGGGCGTCGGGGTTGGACCCGATCGCCACCACCGAGACCTCGAGCAACTCGTTGTCGTCGAGCACTCGAACTTCTCGGCCGTCGCGTTTCTCCGTGCTGCGCCGCCCCGGTCGGAACCCGACCGAAACCGCCTTAAGCGCGTCCTCCCGCATGAGTTGGAGCACCTGCTCTGCTTGCGGGTTGGCCTTCTCGCTGACGAGCGTGACGCGCATCTTGAGCGCGCCATCCTCGACGCGTACATTCGAGCCCTTGCCGATTGGGAGCCCGCCGTGCCCGAGCAGGACCACGGGGTTGGCCTCGTAGCGCTCCAGTCTCCAACTCTGCTTGACGATGTCGCCGTGCGAATCGATCGACTCGGTGCTGGCCACCACGTCAAAGGAGCGGGTCTCCACGTCGAGCGACGACGTCGAGAATTGCGCGCGCTTGATTTCCATCTAGTCGTCTCCGTTGTCTTCGGTCTCGTCGGGCTCCTCGGCGTCAGCGGGCGCGGGCGCATCCGGCGCAGCAGCAGGAACAGGAGCAGGCTCGGGCGCCTCGACGCCGTCCGGCGCTTGGAGCCCGAACTCTTCGAGCACCGGCGCAACGTCGATGCCGACCGCGACGAGCAGCGGCAGCGACTCGCCAAGCGTCTTGAGTACGCGGGCTCGTCGCTCCATGTCGGGCGCTGGGCGCGTATCCCAACGGCCCCACGGTGCAAGGTCGAGCTCGGCGCCGTAGTTGTAGGCCACGAACGGGCGCCACACCTGATCTCGGATCGTCGTGGTGAGCGACTCGGCGTCGCTGCTGAGGTACTCGTTGCGGTGCACCTCGCTGGCCAGCTCGCCGTCACCGCCTTTGGCGCCGCCGTCCTGTGCTCTGCCCAGTAGCCGCGTCTCGATGTCGCGGGCGCACCGGGCCATGCTCTGCTGCATGCCGTCGAACGAGCGGCCTTGGAGCTCGAGCCACTGCGCGCGCCAGCCGTTTTCGTCTTTGCTCTGCGGCTGCGGGAGTCGGATGACCGCGCCGCTGCCCATGCCGTTGCGCAGCCCGCTGTAGACCTGGTCGGCCTGCGTGCCGTCGGTGCCCTCGACGTCGTCGGTCGCGCTGAAAGGCTCTTCCACCGCTAGGACGGGCATGCCGTGGCGCTCGCACCATCGTGCCTCGTCGCGGGCCGCGTAGCGTCGCGCCAGCCAGGGCTCGGCCACTGCGCGGATGGCGCCCGACATGAATGAGCGCGTGCCGTGCGGCAGGTGAAGGAACCACGTTCCGTCGCCCGGAGTAACCTGCAGGCGTTGGCCGTCGCGGGTCGTGTACGTCCACGTGCCTGACCACTCGTGCCACTCGATGCCGTGCGGTGCGAGGTGCATCATGTGCGGCACCCACTCAGACGCGGAGCGCTCCCACCAGATCCGACCCACCGCCGCGCCGAGCATGACGGCGTCTCGCAGCACGGGGTCGATGACGCGCTCAGGGACGCTCGTCCACGTGAGCTCTTCGACTCGTCGGCGGATAGCTTCGCGGCGTCGGCCGTCGCCGATGCCTGCGACGACGGAGAACGGGAGCGCGTAGCGGCTCGCAAGAGCGCGCACACGGGCAGCCAGCGCGCCGCCTACCACACAGTCTCGCCCAACGCTCTCGGCCAGGGTGGCGGCGGAGTAGAAGACGCCGCTCTCGAGGTCGTCGAGCGCAGCGCGCACCGTCGCCGGGCGCCACATGGTTGCCGAAATGGGCGATTGCCACGCGCTGGCGATCGACACGTTGGACGGACGTCGCCCCGGCCTCACAAGCGCCGGGGTCTCCGTCAGCGTGCCGTCTGCCATGGGTTAGTGCGTGTCGTGAGTGATGCTGGGCGCCTCACGCAGCGGCGCGAGCCGGCTGAGGCCGAGATGGAATCCGAGCTCGGTGATGCCCCACACGAGCGCGTCGAGCCGGTCGGGCGAGGTGGCTTGCCGCCGCTGGCGCTGAGCGTCCTGCGACGTGGGGTCCCATTCGGTGAGCTGCTTCTCCAGCGCGCGGAGCTGGCCGCAGTGGAACACCCGGCCTTGCTCGTAGAGAGCTGCCACGGGCTCGGCCCGCGTGTCCTTGCCCCGGTTCGCGCGTACCTCCTTGATGGGTACCGCGCGATCGAACTGGCGGATGGTCGTCCTCACGAGGTCGCCGCCGCGGTTGGTCTCGGCCACGATGGTGCTCGCTCGGTGGCGCCTGCACGCGTCGACCGCGATGCGCGCCCACTCCTCTGGGCTGTGCGTGCCAGAGAGGTCTTCGAGCACGTAGGCACGGTCGGCAACCCGCTTGGTCACTACGATGCCGGTCTCGTCGTTGCGCGTCGTGATGGCGGGGTCGACCGCTACGACGCAACGCCCGCCGGCGGGTGCCTCGGGCAGGTAGCGGAACCACTCGGCTTTGAACAGGCCGCTGGCCGGTCCAAGGATCTCGCCGTCGAGCTCCTGCCGTCCGAGCCGGGTCGAGCCGTAGGCGCGGGTGATGGTGTCGATGAAGCTGCGCGGTAGGTTCGCGGCGTTGTCGCGGGTGCGGCCTCGGGTGACGACTACACCCGAGCCCGGGCGGGTCGACTGCTCGACAAGCTCCTTGAGCAGGTCGAGCGGGCGCGGAGTCGTCGTGATGATGGTGCGCGGCCTGCCGCCAAGGCGCAGGCCCATCTGGAGATCCGCCCACGTCTGCTCGAGCCGGCCCCAAGCGGCGAACTCGTCGCACCAGGCGAAGTCGTGCTGCGGGCCACGAAGTCGGTCGGGTTCCTCGGCCGAGTAGCAGGTCGCGATCGCGCCGTTGCGGAACAAGACGCGGCGCTTCGAAGCTTCGTACTTGGGGCGCTCGTGCTCGGGGAACACGTTCAGGATCCCGCTCTCGCCAAGCACCATGACGTCTCGCGCGTCCGCCGACGTCGCGCCGACGAGCGCCACGCGCCGACAGCCGTCGACGGTCACGGCACGCCGTACCGCCTCGGCGCCCGCTCGCGTCTTGCCGAACCCGCGCCCGGCGAGAATGAGCCACGTGAGCCAGTCGCCTTCAGGCTCCCGCTGCTCGGGCCGCGACCAGAACTCCCAGTCGTGCTCGAGCTCGGAGAGCTCCTCTGGCGAGAGCGTCAGCGCCCTCGACGCGGCTTGCTCAGCGAGCGACAGCCCCACGGGGAACCTCCTCGCTGTGCTCTGATTCGTCGGCGGCAGGCTCGGCGAGCCGAGGACCCGCCAGCATGCGCTCGAGCCGCTCACGGACCCGCTCAGCGCTCGCCGTCACCTCGTCGGAGGTCGCGACCGCGATGCGGCTCTGCGCGCGGTGCAGGCGCACCGCTTTGGCCGTGTCGTTGATCGTCTTGCCGAGCTTCGCCAGTTGGTCGGGCGTCAGTTCGCCGGCCTGGAGCCGCGCAACGGCGGACTCGAACACCAGGATCTGCGCCGCCTCGAACGCGTCGAGCGGCTGGCCAAGCGAACCCGCTGGGCTCGGCGAGGGTGCTGCGCCGGTGTCGGGCGATGCCGCGCCGATCAGGCGCCCTGCGCCGGCAGCTGCTCCGCCTCTGCGCTTGATGGCCGCCTCAAGCATCTGACGGCTGACCCCGATGTGCCGCGCGACTTGTGCCACTGGCACACCTGCGTGCACTCGTGCGCATGCCTCGCGCTCCTGCTCGTCGCTGAGGATGCGAGGTCGCGGCATGTCGGTTTGAGGCGTCGGCGGCGGTTACTTTTGCCCGCTTTTGCCTGGTTTCCACGGCAAATTAGGGCAAGAGG